CTCGACGAGACTGCTGGGCTTTGTCCCATTCATATTTTTGGCGAGTAGCCTGTATGGGGTTCTCATCAAACAGAGCATCCCAGTCAGGCTCAAGAACCGTGTCTTCTGACAGCAAACGATTTTGTAACTTCGATAGCATGTCAGCGTAAACAGAACGTTCTTGTAAGACTGCATCTCGCTGTTCCTCAAACTCTTTTCGCTCTTGCGACAGGGCTTGGGACTTTTTCGTATACGATGATTGGCGGCTGTAACCGTTGACTAATTCGTCCAACCCAACTTCGATTTCTTCACCGTCAACCTTGACCGTGAACCTCTCACCTGTGTCTTCTTCGTAAGCCTCTGCTTCATCACCTTCAATCACATCGGCATCGTCGAATGTCTCTTCTTGTTCGACTTCAGCCTCGCCCTCAAACATTGAGGACTGGGTTTCTTCTGGTTCTTTCTCGGCGTTTTGGTTTTCACCAGCGCTCTCAACCCGTTGCAGCAACATCGTTGCTGCGTCTTGAACATTTAGACCCCCTTCTGGGATTGTCATTTGTTCTTCTGCCATGTCTTTACGACCTCTTAGTTAGTAACTGCACGTTGTCCGCTGTGGCGCGCAATCTCGTGAAGAATCTCTGCATAGCCTTCAACTCAAACCAAAGGTCTTCACGACTCTTGGTGTCTTTGCTATGCGCCCACTCCTCAAACATCTCGGTTTCCAGCAATTGGATGACCTCATCCGTTGCTGGATCTCTCAAAAACTCAACGATGCGTCCGCTATTGCTGTCCACCAGCCATCACTCGCATCAGTTCTCTGTCTTGGTCTTGAACCGCCTTAATCTCAGCCAGATCAATCTGTGTTCCGTACTTCGCTTCTAGCTCTGCAACCTTCAGCAGAATCTCGCTCTCTTCCTTGTCTCTGAGGCGATCATCGGTGCGCATCATTTCTTCACGACGCAGATCAAGCTCAGCAGATTTCTTCTGAATGTCAGCGCGTATCTGTTCCATCTGGACTTCAGCCAACATCGCGTTTGGATCAGGCATAGGCGGCTCTTGTGGTTGTGGGGGCACCGTGGATGGATCAGTGAAGAAGCGGTTTGGATCTTTGAAACCAGCTAACTCAAGCATCTGCGTAAGCGTCTGGTAGTAGTTCTGAATCCCGGTCAGCGGGTTCTGAGGGCCAAGGGTTTGCAGTATCTGCTCTTGCTTAGCAGCAACCTGTTGCAACATGCCCATCCGCTCTGCGTCGCTTGAGCGACCCAGAGCTACGTTTGTCACCACATCCATATTCGCGTTCCAAACGCTCGGGTCGATGGGGACGAAGTTGTTTCTCAGCCTCACCATGCGTGGCTTGTCTTGATACTTGATGATGAGCTGGTAGACGCCCATGAACAGATCCTTCATCCCTGTCTCCGCAAAGAAACGGGCAATCATCTCTGTCCTTTGCTGACTGGCATTGATCGTCTGGGCTACCGCCAGATTCGTAGACGACTGCAAAGCACCGGGATCTAAACCATCAGAAGCACGACTTTGCCCAGTACGCTGCTCCCTAATCAGATCCATATATTCCAGCATCGGGAAGGCTTGCTGCCCAACAAACGGGATATTGAACGGCGTCACAGCACCAGGGTTACGCATACGAATGACGCCACCAACCTCGGTGTTCAATATGTCATCAATGTTTGCTTGGCCCTCAACGAAAGCGACCCTTGGATGGGTCGCCAGCGCTAGCGAGTCAAGACTGGCTCTAAGCACCATCGACTTGATCTTCTGGATGTCAGAAGTGACATCGGCAATGCTAAGACCAAAAAAGGTATGCGGCTCTTTCTCACAGTGAAAAGCCACAAACGGCACATGATCCGTAGGATCATTGCGTAAAATCTCATACGACTCACCAATAGTGCAGATACGACGCAGTTCTGCGCGGTTATCACCATCCACATCCATCCTGACATACGACTCAATATACAAAGCCCGTCGCATCGTTGGATCGTTTGACACATCGTAATCACTGAGCGTAGGGTTCCTGACGTTGGCTTCAGGATTAAACTGAAAGTCATCGTCATAGGTGGCATAGCCTTCGACCTCTTCATAGTCGTAGCCCATTTCCACCAGTTCGCTCAACGTCGCGTAACGACGGTGAGCGACTAAATCTGCATCCTCTAGTGTCCTAGCATTACGAGCGATTAAGAACTCTTCAGGCGGCACGCTCTCAATCCGTACCTTGCCGTTACGCATCACCCTCGTATAAGAACCCGCAAAGCCCAAGGTAAACGTACTGCCATCGTCCTGAACCTCTGTAAGCTGCTCAATACGATTGATCTCAACCTCTGGATCAGCCTCTAAAACAGCCAACTCCTGCTCTGAGTAGCCAGAGAAGTCGTAACTCTCAACCTTCTCAGACTCATCCCAGTAGAACTTCACGAAGCCTACCTTCTTCATCAACGAGTCTTTGAAAGCGTCGTAAAGGACTGAAAAACCGTTGTTATCACGCTGTACGACGTAGTTAACGTAGTCGGTTGCTTGTTGAGCAACCTCTACGTCTTCAGCGTTTTGAGGGGCAAATTCAACGGTGTGTTCACCGCCAAAAAAGATACGCATGAGAGAAGGCAGGATGCCTTGGATGGTGTCACGAACATCGGTCGAGATGACCTGAGAACGACCTTCTTCCTCGTTCCCAAACTCATCACCTAAATAAAACTTCTCAGCTTCAGCCCTTGCAGGGCTGATGACGTTGTCACAAAAGTCGATGGCGTCCTGAAGATCAAGCGCAAGAATGCCCTGCGCCTCTTCATCAGACATACCTTCGGTGAAGGTTATTTCATCAGAAATAACCTCACTCACTTCTTGTCACCTTTACGCTGCTGCTTGGCCTGCTTCTGACGCTCTAAGACCGCCATAGCCTGTCGCGCAAGTTCACGACGACCCTTAACAGAGTTATGCTTGAAACCCGGCATGTCGAGCCTCTACGGTTGTTGACTCATTATCGCTATGTATCATACATGATACAAGCGATACAACCGTTTTTACATGCTAAACAATACCTCTGATATTGCGCTTGAGCGGAGCGCCCCAGTTACTGGCACCACGACCCTTCAAACCAATCACAGCGTCGTGGGCAAACGTCATTGCCAACGCATCCGCCATGTCTGGCGACGCTAGGCCACGACGACGCATCTGATCCTTACCCTCTAATTTCATACGACCTGTGCTCGTAAACTCATAACGAGGCGCTACTAGCTCTGAGATCAAGTCAGCCTCATCAGGCAAAGAAGTCTCACGACTCTCTAACCACTCCTTCATCTTCCACCACAACTCGGCCCGTAAGTTCAAATACGTCGCACCCATGCTGGGTGCTTCCGATGAATTAACGCCGCGAACAGGTAAACCAAGCTCGTTGAGGCGGTCAACAAGACCGCCCCCAACGCCAACAGAATCAACCAAGATCTCTTCTGGCAAATCCCTACCACCAGCCGCCTCAAATTCAGCCATGATGGCACCCGTGAGCTGCATCAGATCCAAACCCTTCCACTTACGAAAGCCTGTGACGACCCGCCCTCTGCGCTTACACATCACCGAGTAGTTGTCACCGAAACGAGCGACATCAATCCCGACAATCAACGGCGCGTCCTCATCCACAGGCACATCCCTTTCCATTGCACCTTCAACAAGGTGCAATGGAATCACCGTGTTGTCGTCAGACTCAGGAAACTCACCCAACACCCGAATACGAAACTCCGTGCTCTCAGGGCTATAACGCTGCTTCATCTCCTCAATATACTTCTCAGATACACGAGGCGAATCCATGCAAGACACCTTACGACGCCACCATTGATCCGCCATCTTGTGGTGCGTGTCGTAAAAGAAACCAGAAGTACGAGTAGGGTTGCCAAGCAACACAGTGATTGCATTCTCAGCAGTCATAGAACCATAACCCGCCTCAAACACCTGTTCTGGTACGCCAGAAGCCTCATCTACCAATAGGTAAACATTCTGAGAATGCACACCCTGTAAACTCTCTGGATTCTCGGCTCTTGAGAATCTGGCTGCGAGGAATGCCTCCGTAGGGGAAGCCTTCAAAAAGATACGATCACTCTTATGCTCTAAGAGGTTATTCAGTATCTCAGGCAGCTCCTTCAGCCATAGCTTCACTTCTGCAAACAATCCATCCATCAACTGGGCAGAAGTAGGGGAGGTGCAAACAATCTTAACGGGGTAACGAGTCAGTAAAAACCAGATCATCGACCATGC